TGGCTGTGGCATCTAGGCTGGCTCGGGCATCGAGGCTGGCTCGGGCATCGAGGCTAGCTTGGGCATCAAGGCTGGCTGGGGCATCGAGGCTGGCTCGGGCATCGAGGCTGGCTCGGGCATCGAGGCTGGCTGGGGCATCAAGGCTGGCTCGGGCATCGAGGCTGGCTCGGGCATCGAGGCTGGCTCGGGCATCGAGGCTAGCTTGGGCATCAAGGCTGGCTGGGGCATCGAGGCTGGCTCGGGCATCGAGGCTGGCTGGGGCATCGAGGCTGGCTGGGGCATCAAGGCTAGCTCGGGCATCGAGGCTGGCTCGGGCATCAAGGCTGGCTCGGGCATCGAGGCTGGCTCGGGCATCAAGGCTGGCTTTTCAATCCAATGCAAACTTTCAATCTCAGTAAAACTGCGCATCTTTGCTGGCCTCTGCATGTGGTGTCTACCGCGTCCCGAAGAGCAGGTTATCGAGTGCGCTGAACTGGCGTCCGGAACCGTGGCTTTCGGGACTCTGAAACTTATCGAAGCACCGAAGAAAGGAGGCAAGTAGTGGACAACCAGAATGCACTGCAAGTTCAGGACACTGACAAACTGGCCGAGTACCAAGAGCAAAGCATCTCCATGGTGCAGCAGCGGGAAAAGGCTAAGATCGAATCCCGCTACATCATGGCGTTGCGTCAACCGCGTGACATGGAAGTGGTTCGCCAGAAGATGCTGCGTGAATGCAGCCGGCCTTCTTTCTGTGCTCCCGACATGAGCAAGAACGGCTCCAGCGTGGCTATCTACCGTGTCCCGCGCGGAGGCAACAAGATCGAGGGCGTGACGATCCGTTTTGCTGAGATGGCAAAGCGCTGCTATGGTCACATCTTCGTCGAAGTAACTCCGTTGGGCGAGGACGAGACACAGCAGATTTACCAAGTCGAGGCCACGGACTACCAGAACAACGACGGCGGCAGCGAGATTGTGATTGTCCCGAAGCGTATTGAGCGCAGTTTTGCGAAAGACTCCGATGTGGTGTTGGGGCGTCGCGAGAACAGCCAAGGCAAAACCACATTCACTATCTTCCCGACCGACGACGATCTTCAGGTGAAGCGCAACGCTCTCAACTCCAAGGCTCGCCGCAATGTCATCATGCAGTGCATTGACGGCTGGCTGGTGGAAGAATGCAAGGCGAAGATTCGCGAGACGGCGGCGGCGAAGGATGCAGAGAACCCCGGAGCGGCCAAGACGGCCATCTTCGATGCGTTCGCTTCCATTGGAGTCTCAGCAGTCCAGTTGAACGACTATCTTGGGCACAGTGACTCTTTGAGTCCTGCCGAGCTTGACGAACTGCGCAGCCTGTACGGTGGCATCATCGAGAAGTACACCACATGGGCAGAGATCGCGGCCAGCAAAGGCGAAGGCAAGGACGACGGTTCAGCCGAGCGCATCGAAGCACTGGTGAAGGAACTCGAGTACACGCCAGCACAGGCCAGGACAAAGAAAGCGAAGTATGCCGGGCGTCCCAAAGAGCTGATCGAGTGGCTTGAGGGTGAGGTTGCCAAGAAGCGCAACGACGGCAGCAAGCGCGAAGAATCTCCGAAGAAGGAAGAACCCAAGCCGGAGCAGAAGACCACTCACCGCGAGTCGGCAGAACCGGAGCCTCAGCAGGACGCAAAGCAGACGGGTCATGTTGAGCAAGAGAAGCCAAAGAGTACTCCTCCGCCAACTGGTGACTTCAACAACTGGTAATCAAGTTTCGGCCATCCCCAATGGGTAAGCTGGCCGGAAGGTGCGCGGAAGTGGTGAGCGATAGCGCTTCCGAGATCCTGCCTATCTATGCTGGGCTGAAACCCTAGCGTTCGGATTCGGACCGCGCACCACAACATCAGGACACAGAAAGGAACGTCATGCAAGGCACTGTCATTTGGTTTAATAATCAGAAGGGTTATGGATTTTTGGCCCGCGAGGACGGAGAGAAAGACTTATTCGTCCACTACTCAGCCATCCAACAGGAAGGCTACAAGAAGCTCACAGAAGGCCAGCGCGTGACCTTTGAAGTCGAGCAGGGGCCGAACGGCTTGCAAGCGGCCAACTTCACAGCGGAGGGATAGCGATGAACGTCCCTGCCCTGCGTCAGTCAGTAGAAGACAAGATGGCTTGCGAGTACGGCTATGCGCTTGCTCACACAGACCTGGTTCAGATTGGAGGAGTTAAGTTCCCCTCCACTGAGCCAGGAGAGCGAGGCCAGGACGTTCATGCGGTGCTGGCGCCTTATGCCGAGCATTGCACACGCAAGAAGGTTCCGGCAGACTTCGCTTATCTCGAATCACTCTGCAAAGCTATCGGCGATGAAGCATGGAGCATTCTTGAGTCCTGCCGAGACAATCTAACCATCGACTGGCAGAACTTCATGGGAGCCGAAATCTCCTTCGGACTTGACGAAGACTTTCGACCGACATGGAGTTATGACCACGATGGAAAGCGAGTCCCGATCTGGCCAGGATGGGGAATTCAGGACTCTGGAAAAGAGCCTATCTACTGCGGCATCATCGACCAACTGTATGTGATGCCCGGCGGACGGTTGGCACTCGTTCCTGACTGGAAAACACATCCCCGTCCATTCCCTGCCGATACCGTACAAGGCAAGCGTTACGACCTTGCTGTGATGATGCACTTGCCCGAACTCACAGAGAGCGAGTTCTCTCTCCGCTTCGTTCGTTACGCAAATGCGGTGACCACGAAGAAGTATTTTCGCTCTGACGTTCCCGATCTCATGGACAACATGCGCCGAGCGCGGGCGCGCCAGGTTGCCATCCATGAGAAGGTATCCAATCAAGAACCGCTCAGGACTCACGGCGGCGCTCACTGTACTTATTGCCCCTGCACCTTGAACCCCGTCGCCTATCCCTGCCCCATCATGAAACTGAATCCGAATCTCAACATGAGGCCGGAAGAGCGTCTGAACTGGAAGCTGGTTTACGGCGCAATGGCAGCGGTGAATGACAAGGTTCTGCATCAGTTGGTGGACGGATCAGGACTCGAAATCTACTCCCAGGATGCCAACGGCAAGGTCTACAAGTACGGCCCGAAGCCGTCCGAAGAAACCATTGCCCCGCTGTTCGTTCAGGATCCGGATGGTGGTTTCAAGATGCCGATTCTGGACGCTTTGACTGACTGGTTCAACGCCAACCCGAAAGACCTCATCGCACGCAAGGGAAGCCAGCCGTGGTTCTGCAATCTCCGCATCGGATGGTCGCAACTCAAGAGCTATCTCAAAGCCAACAAGCGCGAGATCATCCACAACAGGATCAAAGACCTCGTAACCGTCCAGACAACCGTAGAGTACGGGATTACCAAAGAAGCGGAAGTCGATGATGGTACGGAAGAGAAGAAACCTTGGGACGCTTCGGGTCCTGACGAGTTGGAGTTCTAACAGTTCGCGTGGAACCCTACCACAGCCCACGCGATTCAACTTTTTAGAAAGGTAAGCCATGAAACTCAGCACCATCCATCTTGAGGACTTCGGCCCCTACGTGGACCAAACCATTAACTTTGACCAGCCACTCAACGTCATCCGCGGAGACTTAGCACAGGGCAAGACGAAGCTCTCGCAAGCCATCCAACTCAGCTTTGCCAGCATCTGCGCTGGCATCGACGGTAAAGGCTCCGGATTCCGTTACAAGATCCGTCTCGGGCAAGACAAGGCCATCATCACCTCTGGGCTGGAAACAGCGCAGGGAGCCATCCAAATCAGGACCACCTACGGACCCGGCAAGAGGGGACGCGACTCTGTTGTGATTGCAGGAGAGGGCAGCAGCGCGGTGAATCTCGCGGCCGGCTTCGAGCAGTATCTTCAGCGCAGTGAAGAGCGCTTATCTTGTGTCCTGGACTCGGAATACTTCACACGTCCCGGCACAGATCAGCACGCCATCCTCGCATCGCTGGTGCTGCCCACGCATCACGACTTCGACGCGAAGATGGTTGCATTGGTCGAGAAGCATCTCGGCAAGGTAATCGACTGGAATGCGAGTCCTGTTGCCGTCATCGACAAGGTGTTCGGCGACAAGAGCAGCGGCGTCTACAACGCCAGGACGCAAGCAAAGGCGGCACTCGGGGCCATCTACATCCCGCAGAAGCCGGTCCAGCCTCAGTATCCTGCCGAACTCGTCCAGCAGAAGCTACTGGCCTTGCGCGAGAAAGCATCGCAGGAAGCGAAGAAGGTCAAGCGGTCTGGAACGGCGCAGACTGGGCGCATCGAGAATGAAATCGAGAACAAGCAGAGCGACCTTTTCCTCACCAACAATGACTACTCTGAGGCCATCAAGCGCCGTGGCGAGATTGAAGCCCTGATTCTCGATGGAGCAGAAATCTCCAGTCTCAAGAAGATTGCTGGCCAGCGCTCAGCCCTCGCCACTCTCCAGACGGCCATCGACGCGCTTTCTGGCGAGATTCAGGACATGAGGGACGCTCAGGAGATTTACGAGGGTCTGCGCGATGATTGTCTATGCCCAACCTGCAAGCAAGTCATCAAGCCAGAGTTCATCGCTGCCAAGATTGCAGAGCACAAGGGACATGAACAGGAACTGGCTGAGAGCCGCGCACAACTCGTTCAACAACAGAAGGCTCTCGGCGACATTGGTAAAGCTGAGGCCACTCTCTCCCAGCAGGAGATTGCCATCAGCCGCAAACTGGAGAATGTTCGCCAGATCACGGCTATGGTCGAGAAGATCAGGACTCTCGAATCCGCTATCAAGGAACTAGAAACCGCTCTCGCTACCGCCAAGGCTGCCGAGTCCGAGCCAGTCGATACGACTGCGATCGATGCGGTCAATACCGAAATCTGCGAGTGGGAAGCGCGGCTGGCCCCGGCCGTTCAGTACGAGTCAACCATCAATCAGATCGAGACCAGTTCGCAGCGTTGGCAGGACCAAAAGAACGACGTCGACGAGTTGGAAACTCTCTGCGAACACTTTGGCCCCAAGGGCATCAAGGCCACTCTTCTGCAGAAGCACATCGGCGGGTTCAATGAGTCGGTGAATCGGGTCCTGAATTGGTGGGGATACTCGGCAACGCTCTCTTTCGAGCCCTACAGTTTCGACGTGGTGACGCCGGAGACTACACCGAAGACGCTGCCGGTCAAGGAACTGAGCGGGTCTGAGTTGTTTCGGTTCCTGGTGGCTCTCCAGTGCGCAATCGCCGTCTACTCCAAGATCAAGATGGTCCTGATTGACAAGGCAGACATTCTGATCGACGCACACCGCGGCAAGCTCTTCGCCGGCGTCAAGCACCTGCTCGATACCGGGCTGCTGGAGAAGGCTTTCATTTTTGTCGCTGACAAGCGGCGTGAGGCTCCGAAGCAAGAGGGAGTCGGATTCTACCTGGTGGAGAAAGGAAAGGTCGAGAGACTGTCATGAAAGCTCTAAGTGTGCGCGCCCCGTGGTGGTGGGCCATCCTCCACGGTAAGCCGGTCGAGAATCGGGACTGGTATACCAACGTCCGCGGTCGCGTCTTTCTCCATGCCAGCAAGTTCTGGAAGCAAGATGAGATCAACTGCGATCTGGATGACATTTACGACATGGCCGAAGATGACGGAATCAAGCTTCCAGATGTTGACCTGGACGTGATGAAAGCCGCCGGAGGGTGCCTTGTAGGATCAGTGGTCATCACCGATTGCGTGACGAAGCATCCGAGCGCGTTCTTTCAAGGAAAGTTCGGATTCGTACTTGCCGAACCTATTGAGTTCAGGACTCCAATACCATTCAAAGGCGCGCTCGGTTTCTTCGATATTCCTGATGATTTTCTGGTGAATAAATGATCGACTTGAAGATGTACCAGAAGCGTGTAGCGCAGCTCTACGACAATGACCGCGCGCGCTGGCGCAAGGTTCTCCAGAGAGGAATGCCCAAGGGAGTCCTGTTGGACATTGCGCCGGCCGATGTGCTGCCCTACACTCAGGCGCAGTTCGGTAAATGGCTCTGGACTCAGATTCAATTCGGTGCGATCTTATGCCCATTCTGCGGCGCTCCGATTGACATCCTGAGCATGGAACTGGACCACAAGACACCATTGCGGCGCGGCGGGGGGATGGAGTTTGAAAACCGGGAGTGCATCTGTCGGCGCTGCAACCAAGTGAAAGGTGAACTTTGCCGGGATGAGTTTGTTCTCCTGGTGGCGTTCATGCAAACCGATGGAGCGCACTTCAGGACACGACTTGAGGGAGTCCTGATAAACGGGGGAGTGGGCCGGATGATGCGCCACTTCCCCAAGGCAGAAAACAAGGGCAAGAAACCCGCGAAGCAAGAGGCTATCTACTTCGCCGAACTTCCAGAGTTTTAACCAAACTTGAAAAGGGGTTCAACTTCCTTGGAGGATAGAAATGACTGAAACACAAACGAAACTTGCTCGCCACGCTCTGGGGTTGCCGAATAAGCAGAACACGTCCTATCGCAACCGCTTTTTTACCGGCCCAGGCTGTACCGATTATGCAGAGTGGCAAGCGATGGTAGCTGAAGGTAACGCCATTGAGCGCACTGGTTCTCTATGGAGTAGAGACAGCGTGTTTTGCCTAACGCTCAAAGGGGCGTTGGCTGTACGCGGGCCGAAGGAACACATTAGCCGCGAAGAAGTGGAAGAAATGCGGAAGATCGAATCGGCATAACAACTTTTCAACCAGAAAGAGGTGATTCATGGCAGCAAAAGCGCAACCAACGAAACTAACGACGTTCTTTGAGGGACACCGTCGCAAGTGCTTCCTCATCCAGTGGATTCAGCACTGCAACCGTGCCGGCGTCTCAACGATCAAGCTCGACATGCGGCTCCCGTTGCTCAACCAATCCCTCATCGGGATGAACGAGGAAATCGGCGAACCGTTCAGCCTCATGGCGAAGAACGATTCCAAGACGGAGCGTTCGGCGATCAATGTCGAGATCGAGGGCATGACGCTGGACATCTTCTCGACCGACACCAGCAAAGACCACTGGGTATCGACCACCGGCGCTAAGCTGATGAAGCTGTATCTGGCCACAGTGGGCGAGGGTGAGAAGAAAGAAGTCAACCTTCATCTGGCAATCTATGTTCCGTTCACCAAAGAGATGATGGAATGGGCAGCAATCCACTTGCACAAGGACTTCTACATCGAGACGGTGTACTCCAACTCGGAATCGAAGCTGGCCTTTGCAACCGCCGATGAGACGGAACTGGTGGACGACGATACGGAAGAGGACGAGGGTCCTGATGAGGGCGAGGATGAGGAGCCAGAACTTGACCCAGACGCCGAGGAAGAAGGCCCCAGGAGCGCCTTTACCGATTCCCTTGAGGGGGATCGGGACATTCCGTTCGATCCTCCGGCAGTTGGAAAGCCGACGAAATCAGGACCCAAAGTGTTGGCTGCTTACATGGCCAGGCAGCACTAAAAAGAATCAAGATTGTCACCTTGACAAGACTCGTGACGATTTTCATTGACTCCCGAACTGGCGCAGATTACCTTTAATAAGTCCCGCGCGCCAGCAACGGACCTCACCCAGAGGGTTGCTCCTCTGGTCAGGGGGCGGTAGTCCTTCACTGCCGCTCCCGACCCCTTGAAGGAGGGTTTAGGATGCCATTTCCGCAAGATCTTGATGCTTTGAAATTGGCCGGCTATCGGTTTGATAACCATGCGCGGTGCCGTGGATGCAATGCTGAGGTCGAGTGGTGGTTCACGCCAAAGGGCAAGAAGATGCCTTTCAACCTCATGGAAAAATTTTCGAGTCCTGCCGTTGCTCACTTCGTCACATGCCCTGACCGCGACGAATTCAGGAGGGGATAGATGACCGACTATGAGCAGGAACGAGCCATCTACGATTCCTATCCGCGGCACGTTGCCCCTACCGCTGCAATGAAGGCAATCAAGAAGGCCATCGCGTTGCTTGTGAAGGCACAACAGCAGCCAGACGACCTCTCGGCCCGCAGATTCCTCTACAAGAAGGCTGTGGAGTATGCCAGATCGCCAGCAGGACAAAAGCCAGCAGGACGCGAAGACTTTCGTCCTCACCCTGCAACCTGGTTCAATCGTGGTTCCTACTTTGATGATCCTGCCGAGTGGCAGAAACCGAACGGAGCAAGCAATGGAAAGCAGACTGGCACGAAAGCAGACAGGACAGTTGATGCAGTCAGAGCCGCTGTCTCCCAAGCAGCAGATCATAGTCGCGCTCGGGACACTGGCATTGATGAGGGGCGGCGAGTACAGTCAAGCGACACTGACGGCCTTTTCGGAAGGACTATTGAAGGAACCGTTTGAGGATGTGATTGCGACCATCCAAAAGATTGCAGAGAGCCCACGGCGTGAGCGGGAAACGGCCTGCCCCGACTTCGGTACGCTTCTGGTGGCCATCCGGTCCATACGGCACCCGCAAAGGCATCTGAGGGGTATTGTGGCGAAACTGGCGCGCATCTTTGGCGTTACGGCGGACGAGGAACTGCTTGGACTGTACGAGGAGCGGGCTGGGCACCGGACAGATCAGGACATGGACACGGCTTATCGGGTCCTGAGCCAGGATGAAACGCTGAAGAAGATGCCCACCCCTGCGCAGTTCTTGGCAGCCTGCGGGGTTCCGAAGGTCTACCGGGATGGGACGAGGCCAGAGTGAGCACCTATCCCAACTCTGATTTCTCTGGGTACAGCATCCACCCTGCCAGCCATAGTGAAGGCGATCCATTGGTGCGGTCGCATTACTTGCACCGTTGGCCTGGAGTAGTTGTCTCCACTGTCGGCATGTGGCGTGGTCCGTTCCTTGTGGGGGTTATCGTGTTTGCTCTACCGCCGCGGGAGACTATGAAGCGTTATAGGGTTTCATTGGTATGGGAGTTGGCGCGCTTATTTATCTTCGATTCTGAACCGTTCAACAGTGAAACGTGGTTCATGGCAAAGGCAATCAAATGGGTTCGCAAAGAGCACCCTGAGGTGAAGGCGCTCGTGAGCTATGCTGACCCATCACACGGGCATCAAGGCGTGATTTACAAGGCTGCAAATTGGCAGCAGGACGGACGAACAGACCAAGAAAGAAAGACCCCGCGCTTTGACTATGGGGTTGGCGAAAAGATTTACTCGCGGCGCTCCCACGTTCCAGATGGCGCCATCATCAAGCGCATTCCGCGTGTATCAAAATTCAGGTTTCTTTACCGACTGGAGCCTATCAAGTGAAAGCGGACCTCCAGATAGACAGCCTACCGGCGAACATCGACGCCGAAAAAACCATCCTGGGCGCGATCCTGCTTGACAATGCTGCCCACGCCGAATGCGCAGAGAAGCTGACGGCAGACGATTTCTCGCTCGACTCGCACCGGCGCATCTTCCTGCGCATGACTGAACTGATGAACGAGCAGCGGACCGTGGACATTGTCACCCTGTCCAACGAGTTGGCCCGCTACAAGGAAGTGGAAGCGGTGGGCGGCGTGTCCTACCTCGCATCGCTCACGGAGGGTTTGCCGCGCCGACCGGTGATCGAAGAGTACATCCGCATCGTCAAAGACAAGAGCCTGTTGCGGAGACTGATGGTCTTTTCCTCTCAGGCAATGTCACGGGCACAAGATCAGGAGATGCCAGCGCTTGAACTTGCTGGCCGGATGATAAAGCAGATCGAGAAGATTGCCGAACCTCAACAGGACTCAAACAAGGCCCCGATTCAGAGTCACATCGTCGAACTCATGGACAGAGTAGTGCGGGAGTATCAAGAGAAGACGCCGCGGGGCATTCCAACTGGCAACGCATGGCTCGACGCGAAGATGGGGGGAGGATACCGGAAGGGCCGGTACACCATCGTTGCAGCGCGGCCAAAGGTGGGCAAGACAGGAATGGGGGTCCTGTCAACGGCATACAACTGCCTGCAAGGAACCCGCGTCGTCTGGTTCTCGCTGGAGATGGACCACGAGGAAGTGGAATTGAACCTGGTTCCTCACGTTGTAGATCTTCCGAACATCGTCGTGGTCAAGCCAGAACTCAGGACGCCAGAGCAGCAAGCGCTTGTGATGCAGGGGCTTTACACCATCGGCGAATGGCCGCTTACGATCTACGACGGAGACATGGACTGCGATCAAATATGCTGGGCAATTGATCGTGAAGCGCGCAAGGATGGCGAAGTGCTTTTTGTCTTGGATCACTTCGGACTGATAGCCGGCGGAGATCGGGACATCCGAAAGCGCTACGTCGAGAATTCGGAGAGGTTGCGCAAGAAGATCAAGCAGCACAAGAATGCGGCGCTTCTCAACCTCTTCCAGCTCGGGGAAGTGCCGAGAGAGTTTGCGGACAAGAGGCCGCAACCGGGAGACATCAGCGAGAGCAAGAAGCCGCTGCAAGACTGCTTTGCCATGGTCCTTTTGCATCGGTATCAGGACAAAGAAACGCTGAAGATGACGCGGAAAGCAAACATCAATCTAGCCCTCATCCGTGGCGGCGGTTCACCTGGGAATGTAGACGGAGAGTTCAATCCGCGCCGGCTATCTTTTGAAGCGGACGCCGAACTTGAGTACGAAGGAAATGACTACTATGCGTGATCGTCCTGACGTTGATTTGAACCTCATCCGGCGGCAACTGACTGCCATAACCAGCTACTTGAAAGAGAACGTATGGAAAGGGAAAGATGCCGATCAAAAGAAAACCGAAGACACCGGGGAGCGGAAGACCATCTGATGCGGTGATGGATGCGTACGCCCAACTGTACGGTTTATCTGTGAAGCAAAAGACGCTTCTCAAACGCTACGTAGTTCAAGTGTCACTCTGCCAGAGCGATGAGGCGCGCCGATTGCTGTTAGGTGTAAGCCGGAAAGAAGAGGCGGCATGATACCTCGCAGGACTCCACTCAAGCGATACACGACAGTACGCAAGAAGCGGCCAGGGTTGCGCAAGGGACAGCCGACCAGCGCAGAGAAGCAAGCCGAACGTGACCGGGTTTATGAACGATGCGGCGGCCAGTGCGAGTTGCGAGACGAAGAGGGAAAGCCTCTACATCCAAAGCACATCTTTGGAGTCCTGCCAAGCAATGGAAGCATCTTTGAACGCTGGCACCTTGTCCACCTCCACGGGAAACGCCGATTCGGTTGGACGGAAGCGGCCGGCAACACGCTACTCGGAGGCTGCTATTGGTGCCACATCGTCGCCAGTCACCAGCAAGGGAAGAAAATACAGGAGGTTCGATGATCTATCTTGCCAGTCCATACAGCCATCCCGACAGGACCGTAGAAGCGCTTCGTTTCGGCGAGGTATGCCGCATTGCCGGAGTCCTGATGGCGCGAGGATTGATTGTCTTCAGCCCTATCGCGCACACCCATCCAATCGCTGAACGATGCGACCTGCCGCGCGGGTGGGACTACTGGAAGCATTTCGATGAGGAATTCATCGACGCATCGGAAAAGGTTATAGTCGCCATGATGCCAGGATGGGAGCAATCCAAAGGGATTGCGGGAGAAATCAGGATTGCCAAAGAAAAGGGCATTCCGGTCGAATATCTGGACCCGAATAAACCTTGATAACCGACAACCATTTGCTTTATAATCACCACACATCGAAAGGAAAGATCATGACGCTTAAAGCACCGTTTCCTTGGTTCGGCGGAAAGAGTAAGGTATCGGATATTGTCTGGGAACGATTCGGCGATGTGCAGAACTACGTCGAGCCGTTCTTTGGCTCTGGAGCGGTCCTGTTAGGAAGGCCAACCGACGCCGGTATTGAGACAGTCAACGATCTTGATTGCATGGTTGCAAACTTCTGGCGTGCGTTACAGCATGATCCTGATGCTGTGGCCGACGCTGCCGACTGGCCTGTAAATGAGGCAGACCAGCACGCTCGGCATTTATGGCTGTGCTCTCAAGCAGAGTTTCGCGAAAACATGAAGGTAGACCCGGAGTTTTATGATGCAAAAATCGCAGGATGGTGGGTATGGGGACAATGCATTTGGATTGGCTCAGGATGGTGCTCAGTGCAGCTACCGCACCTTGGGAACGCGGGGCGCGGAGTGAACCGTAAGCTACCGCACCTTGGGAACGCGGGGCGCGGAGTGAACCGTAAGCTACCGCACCTTG